CAGAAGCAGGTGCAGGTGGAAATATAACTTATTATAGTGGAGCATTAGCCTTAACTGCAAGTATACAAGAATATGATTTAGCAGCATGGGCTACTAACAATAACATTACTGGTGGAATAGAAATCAAAACTGTATTCTACCAAAACTTACCAGCTGTAAGTCAAATGTATGCTCCGTTTGGAGGATTTGCGGGACTAGGAGGAGTACCAGCAGCTGGTTTATATGGTGGAATGTATGGTGGTGGGTATGGAGGTGGATATTTAATGATGCCTGTAGCATATGATGCTGCTGTAGTTCAAGGTATAGAATTAAGTAATACAATCCGTTTATCTGCCTATACCTTTAACATTATAAATAATAAAATAAAAGTATTTCCAATCCCATCAGATAGTGATGTTAGAGATGGATGCTTATTCTTTGAATATATTAAAATACAAGAAAGACTAACAAACGGACTAATAACACCAGGTGGTATTACAAATCCTTCTAATGCCCCATATGGTAACCCAGTTTATACTCAAATTAATTCTGTTGGTAGACAATGGATATATGAATATTGTTTAGCATTATGTAAGGAAATGTTAGGATATGTGCGTGGAAAATATTCTACTGTCCCTATTCCTGACCAAAACATGACTTTAAACCAGTCAGATTTGTTAGCAGCTGCTACAGCAGAAAAAACAGCATTAATAGAAAGATTAAGATTATACTTTGATGAAACTTCTAAAAAGTCATTATTAGAAAGACGTTCACAAGAAAGTGATTTTAGAAGACAAGAAATTAATAATGTACCAATGGTAATATATATAGGATAATGGCACTATTTGGAGGAGCAAGAGATATTTCAATGTTTAGAAAAGTTAACCGAGAGTTGCTAGGAGACATTGTCACTCAACAATGCGCTTTATATAGACATGTTTTAGATAAAAATAAAGTAAACATGTATGGTGAAGCATCAGGAGGTAAATTTTTTAATCCACCTGTATTATTAAATGCTTTAATCACTGTAGGTGATAATGCAAGTCCTACAAGTGAATTTGGTGTTGATTTTGATTGGAGTATCAAAGTAGCATTTTTAAGAGATGATTTAGTAGATGCTAATGTACACCCTGAAGTAGGTGATGTTATATTATATCAAGAGTCATATTTTGAAATTGATAATACAAACATTAAACAATTCTTTGCTGGTAAAGATCCTGATTATCCATACTCACAAAATCCATTAAACCCTAATCTCCAAGATTTTGGATATAATGTAAGTGTAATATGTGAAACACACTATATACCAGCAGATCGTATTAATATAATTAAACAAAGATTATAATGGCTGAAGTAAAAAAACCAATACCTAAAACTCAGAGAGAAATAAGTATTTCTTTACAAGAACCATATAGACCTCCTGCTGGCGCAGTAGGTTTCCCATATATAGGAAATCCTAATATTACTCCCCTAGAAAGAGAATTTAAATCTTCCTTTAGAGATGATGAAGTAAAACCATTTTCAGTTAGTATAGGAGATTTAGACTGGGCTATAATGTATTATTTTCAAAATGTAATTAAACCATCTGTAATACAAAACGGAGAAAGGATACCTGTACCAATAATATACGGTTCACCAGAAAAATGGAAATCATTTCAAGCAGATGGATACTATAGAGATTTACAAGGTAGAATAATGGCTCCTCTTTTAATGTTTAAAAGAGATAATATAGAAAAAGTAAGATCTATAGCTAATAAATTAGACGCTAATTCTCCTGTAAATTATGGTGTAATGAAAAAACCATATAGTAGTAGAAACTCTTATAGTAATTTTAATATATTAAATGATATTGCCCCTGAAAAAGAATTCTATGCTGTTGTCATACCAGATTATGTAACAGTAACATATAGTTGTGCTGTGTTTACTTATTATATGGATCAATTAAATAATATTATTGAATCTGTAGAATACGCTTCTGACGCTTATTGGGGTGACCCAGAACGTTTTCAATTTAGAGCTATGATTGATTCATTTGCTTCAACAACTGAATTATCTGATACTAAAGAAAGAATAGTTAAAAGTACTTTTACTATAAAAATGAATGGATATATAATTCCTGATATTCTTCAAAAAGATCTTAATTCTATAAAAATATTTAATGGACCAACATCTATTAACTTTACTTCTGAAACTATAGCTAATATTGGTAGATTTAGTCCACCAAGAACCTATAACCCACCTGCTCCCCCACCACCACAACCTCCTCTCCCTCCAGTATTACATTCATTTTCATCTGCTTTTTCTAATGCATTTAACACTTAAAATAGCATATTTATAATAAAATAATTTATGGAAACAAAAGTTTTAACCCAAGAAGAAATCCAATCATTAAAAAATTTCAGATCATCAAGAATTTTAGTTTTAGAACAATTAGGAGCTTATGAATTAACTGCTATTGAAATAGAACAACAAAAACTAAAAACAAAAGAAAAATTTTTAAAATTATTAATAGAAGAAGAAGAATTTAGTAATAAGCTTCAACAAAAATATGGTAATGGAACTATAGATATTGATAAAGGAGAATTTATTGGTCCTATATGATTTTGACACCTTTTAAGATATTTATAATAAAAACAAAACACAAATAAAAACATGGCAGAAATATTAATATCCCCAGGTGTATCAGCAATTGAAAATGATCAATCCCAAATCACCCAAGGCCCAGTTACAGTAGGAGCAGCCATTATAGGCCCAACTGTTAAAGGACCAGTTGAAATTCCAACTGTTGTTACTTCTTATAGTGATTATCAAAACAAATTTGGTACAAAGTTAGTTAGTGCAAGTGGTGTTTATACTTACTTTACTTCTATAGCGGCTTATAATTACTTCCAAAATGGAGGAGAATCATTATTAGTAGCTAGAGTAGTTAGTGGTTCATTTACTTCTGCTACTAGTTCTAATATTATTAATAATGTAATAATTACCCCAGGAGCATTTGCTACTGCATCAAAATCATTAGCTGCTTTAGCAGATCCAATTGGTATTGAATTTAGAATTGTAGATAATAGTTCAAACCAATATAGATTCTTACCTACAGCATCTGGTAATTATCAAGATGATGTAGATGGAAAATTATTTTTCTTCGCTAGTAGCTCTGTGTTAGCAACAACCATATCTAACTTAGCAAATAAGATTACAAATGTTACAGGTTTAGGTTTAACTTTATCAACAAGTACAACTACATTAATATTATCAGGCTCAGTATCTAGTTCAATATATAATGGATATGTGTTTCAAACTGGATCTGGAGTTTCATTCTCAACCCAAGCTACTTTAGCAGGTGGAGTAGATGGAATTGGTAGTAACGCTTTTACATTAGCTACCTTATCAAAAGGTATTATAATGAATAGTAGTGGATCAGAAGATTCAAGTGGTGCTTTAATTAGTGGATCAACAGATAATATTAGATGGCAGATAGTAAGTGCCAATACATCTTCAGGAACATTTACATTAGTAATTCGTCAAGGTAATGATAATAATATTAATAAACCACCTTTAGAAACATGGACTAATGTATCATTAGATCCACTAGCTGAGAATTATATATCTAAAGTAATTGGAGACTCAGATCCATATTATGATGTGACTTCTAATCAAATCTTGTCAACAGGTCAAAACCCAAATATCTCAAGATATGTTAGAGTTAGCTCAGTTGTTTCATCAACACCTACTTATTTTGACAATAATGGTACAGCTAAAGCACAATACACAGCTTCTATTCCTATCAATAGTAGTGGATCATTTGGTAGTGCAACTGGAACTATAGGATCTAATGCTAAATTCTATGATCAAATTATTACTGCTGCTCCTAATACTCAAGGAGTTGTCGGATCAAATTACAATAATATGATTAATTTATTAGCTAACACTGATAACTATCAGTTTAATGTATTATTAACTCCTGGTTTAACAAATCAAGAAAACGCTTCTCAAATTTCTACTATTATTAGTAATACTGAAAATAGAGGAGATAATATATTTGTATTAGACTTAGTACCATTTGACATTGACTCTACAGCAACAGTAACATCAGCAGCATCAAATAGAAACACATCATATGCCGCGGCATATTGGCCATGGGTTCAACTTCGTGACCCAGATACAAACGCTTTAGTTTATGTACCAGCTTCAACAGTGATTGGTGGTGTATATGCTAAAAACGATAGTTTAGCTGCACCATGGTTCGCACCAGCAGGTATTAATCGTGGTGGTTTAACTTTAGTTAGTAAAGCTAAATTAAAACTATCTCAAAATGATAGAGATGATTTATATAGTAAAAAAGTTAATCCAATTGCTACTCTTAATAATATACCTGTAGTATATGGTCAGAAAACATTACAAACAGAAGCATCAGCTTTAGATCGTGTAAATGTTCGTCGCTTATTGATTTCCCTTAAGAGTTATATTTCTCAAGTAGCTAACAACTTATTGTTTGAACAAAACACAGCTGCTACAAGAAATACATTCTTATCAAGAGTAAATCCATATTTAGCTGATGTTCAAGCTCGTCAAGGTTTATATGCTTTCCGAGTAGTAATGGATGAAACAAACAATACAGCTGCTACAATTGATCAAAATCAATTAAACGGAGGAATTTATATCCAACCAACAAAAACAGTTGAATTTATTTACTTAACGTTTAATATTACTCCAACAGGCGCTACATTCCCTGGGTAAGAATTTAAAAAATAACATATTTATAATAAAATAGAATAACATGGCAATTTTAAATACAAACGATATATTTTTCAAAGCGTTTGAACCCAAAGTACAGAACAGATTCATAATGATAGTAGATGGTATTCCATCATACATTATTAAAGGCGTTGGATCAGTTGGATTCGCTCAAGAAGAAATAGTATTAAATTATATCAACACTTACCGTAAAATTAAAGGTAAGTTAAAATGGAACGATTTATCATTAACATTATTTGACCCAATCACTCCATCAGGTGCTCAGTCAGTAATGGAGTGGGTACGTCTACACCACGAATCAGTAACAGGCCGTGATGGATACTCCGATTTCTATAAGAAACAAGTCACAATCCAAGTATTAGGCCCTGTAGGTGATATAGTTAGTGAGTGGGTAATTGTCGGAGCATTTATTAAATCAGCCGAATTTGGTGAATATAACTGGGATAACGATACAGCAGCCCAAAGCATCACAATGAATTTAGGAATGGATTACTGCGTATTAAACTACTAATCGCTAATAAAATTTATAAAAAGAGGCTCAACTTTTGTTGAGCTTCCTTTTTTTCTATATATTTATATACAACAATAAAGTTACAACAAAATAAGATTATGAGCAACGCAATTAAGTTACCAACAGAAATTATCGATTTACCATCTAAAGGTTTAGTTTATTCACCCGAAAATCTACTTTCATCAGGTCAAATAGAAATGAAATATATGACTGCTAGAGAAGAAGATATTTTAACTAACTCTTCTTATATCCAAAGAGGAATTGTTTTAGATGAATTAATGAAAGCATTAATCGTTAGTAAAGTAAATTATGATGATCTTATAGCTGGAGATAAAAATGCTATTATGATAGCGGCTCGTATTTTAGGATACGGTAAAGACTATACATTCAGCTATGGAGGTGAAGAATACACAATTGATTTAACATCAATAGAAAATAAACCTATTGATGAAAAGAATTTTACTAAAGGTGTGAATGAATTTTCTTTTATCTTACCTCATTCTAAAGTTGATATAACTTATAAATTGTTAACTAATTCTGATGAAAATAAAGTCCAAGCAGAGTTAGATGGATTAAAGAAAATTAATAAAAATTTAATCCCAGAAATGTCAACACGACTAAAATATATTGTCACTTCCATAAACGGAAATCGAGATGATAGATATATACGGGAATTTGTCGATAATTCCTTTTTAGCTAGGGATTCAAAAGCGCTAAGAGATCATATTAAAAATGTACAACCAGATATTGATCTTACTTTTTTTCCCACCAGCAGTGAAAATAGAGTCAACATCCCAATTGGTCTCAACTTTTTTTACCCTGAGTTTTAACGACGCAGCTATTGCTAGAAGAAATTTATTCTCCCAAATCCATGAAATAGTATTTCATCGAAAGGGTGGATATGACTGGAATACAGTTTATGATATGCCTATTTGGTTAAGAAACTTTACTTACCAACAAATCTCAGATTTTTATAAACAAGAAGTTGAAAATAGAAATAAGACACAGTCTAATTCTAAAAATACTACTGTTATAAATCCTCAAGAATTCACTAAAGGAAGAGGACCTGCAAAATATTAATTTATTTAATATTTATACATAAACATTTCATAGATGGCTGCTAAAGATCCAAAAAAAGAAGTTCAAGACTTATTAGCTCAATTAGAAAAAGGTTATAAAAAACTAAAGGAAACTAATCCATTCCAGAATTTTAAAGACTTTACTGAAAACGGAGCTAAACAATTAAATGAAGCTTTAGATAGTGTCAATGATAAGGTTCGTAGATTAGGTGAAACTCTTGAAGACGTAAAAGATGAGTTTGATAAACTTATTGAAGATATTCGAAAAATAGATCTTGGAGTCCAGAAACAAATTAATGGTTATAAAAAACTTAATGATTTACTTGGTGACGCTAAGAATAGTTTAAAAGGATATGGAGATCAATCTGCTGATAATCTTAGATCTATTAATGATCGTCTTAAATATGAACTTAAATCAAAAGGCTTACTTGACCAGCAAAAAGACGTACTTAAAAAAATTAATAAAGAAATAAAAGAAAGAGTACTAGAGGAAAGGAAAGTAATGTTAAATTATGGTATGATGGGAAATTTAGTTGAAAAACTAAATCAAGAATTACCAGGCCCATTAGCTAAATTTATGGATTTAGATGGTGCTGTGAAAAAAATGAAGGAAGTTGCTGAGGCTGGAGGAAACTTTAAAGATGTAATAGTAGAAGGAGGTAAAGCTGTAGGTAGAGGTTTAGTTAAAAATTTCTTAGACGCTGCTAACACAATCAATCTTATAACTAGTGCGTTAAAATTTGCTTATGAATCTGCGTTAACTTTAGACAAACAGACTGTAGACATATCTAAAAATATGTCATTGTCATATGAAGGTGCTGAGGTAATGCGAAGTAAAATGGTTGAGATCCGCGATATTAGCGGAGATATGTATTTAAGCGTTAGCAATCAAATTGAAGCCCAAAATCAATTAAATAGTGCTTTAGGAACAGCAAGTGTATTTTCTAAAGAAATGGTCCAAGGTCAGATAGATATGACTAAAAAGATAGGCCTACAAGTAGAAGATGCTGAAAAACTAAGTTTATTATTTGCTGTTAATAACCAGTCTCAAGATGAAGGTACTTTAGCTATAGCTAAACAAGTGACAAGTCTATATAAACAAAAAGGTATAGCACTTGATCTTAGAAAGACTATGGCTGATGTAGCTAAAGTTAATGGACAACTTCGTATACAATATGGTAATAATACTGATCAAATAGCTAAAGCTGTAGTATTATCTAAAAGCTTAGGTATGAGCATTGAGCAATCAAATACCGCGGCTAAAAAATTATTAAATTTTGAAGACAGTATCTCAGCAGAATTAGAAGCAGAATTATTAACTGGTAAAGAACTAAATCTTGAAGAAGCTCGTTCATTGGCATTAATGGGTAAAACAGCTGAAGCCCAAGCCTTAGTAATGCAAGAAGTAGGAGGTATTAATGATTTTATGGGTCGAACTGTGTTTGAACAAGAATCATTAGCAGCCGCTGCAGGAATGACTGCTGATGAGTTTTCAAATGCTTTAATTCAACAAGACAATTTAAGTAAACTAGCTCCTAAACAAAGAGAAGAGTTAGAAAAAATGGCTCAACTTTATAGAGACCAAGGAAAAGAAACAGAAGCTAATAATTTATTAAACCAAGCAGGAGACGCTGATAAACTAGCAGCATCTATGGAACGAACATCTGTAGAACAAGACTTTGCTCAAATAGTATTAGATATAAAAGAAGCCTTTAGTGAATTAGCCGGGGGCCCAATGAAAGAAATACTTGTATCCTTAAAAGAATGGATGTCTAATGGAGATAATATTAGAGGTTTATTTAAAAGTATTGAAGTCACTGCTGGTGTAATAGCAGGATTAGTAACAGGAAGACTGTTAGGTGGATTAGTAGCTTCAACAGTACAATTTGTTCTTCAAAAGAGAGCATTAGAAGCTCAAAGAAATGTTATGGCTCAATTAATAGCAGCTGAAAGAACAAAAAGTACTATAGCAGCAGCTGAAGCTGTAGCAAAAGTAACAGCAGCAGAAGCTGCTACTGGTGGATTGGCAACCCCAGCTATTATAGGTGGTATAGCAGCTGTATTAGGTGTTGTTGGTGGTTTAATAGCATTAAGTGATGGAGCTATTAATCCTAATGGTGGTTTAGTAATTTCAAAACCTGCTGGAGATATGTTAGTACCTGTAGCACAAGGTATTAAAGGAGATTATGCTTATTTAAGCACAAATGGCCCTCAACAAACACAAGATGCTATGGTAACTCCGGCCGCAGCCGGCGCGGTATCTGCACCTTCTACTAATAATGCAGAGTTAGTTGCCGCACTACAAGCTATCGCATCTAACACAGCAATGTCGGCTAAAAAAGAATTTGATTTTGATACATTTGGAACAACTCAAGCTACAAAAATGGTTGGTATTTCTGCTTAATTTAATATTTATAATAAATAAACACTTAAAAACATAAAACTATGTCATCATTATTAAATCAATTATCATTAACTGGTAGTGTATTGTCATATAATAGAACAACATTCACTTCTAACACAAACATCCCAGTAAACCCACAAGCAGATATGGGTATTAAAAAATCTATCCATTCTAATGGGTCTCCAACAGATAGTTACTCATTAAATGGTACTAATGCAAATGGAGCACAAGCTATATTTAACGCTTACAATGACGGATTAAATAACCCACCACCATCACCTTCAGGACCAGGATTTGCAGTCCCAGATTTAAATGGATATGTTCCAGATTGGAATTATACTGCTAATACTCCAGAAGGTGTAAGTATTGTAAGAGGATAATATTATGGCTTTAATAGATTTATTACAAGCTACTCAACCATCACAATTGCCTACAACAGGCTACGGAAATCATTCTCTTAATATTACCAATGAGTCATATGATCATGGAAATGATATTCCTACTAACCCACAAGCAGATGGTATTTTTTCACCAGCTAATAAAACATCTATTCATTCTGATGGTGCTATAAATAATAGTTACTCATTAAATGGCTCTAATACTCAAGGAGCTCAAAATATATTTAACGCTTATAATTTACCCCCTGGGTTGTTAGGATTGTCTTCAAACCCAATCCCACCTCCAGCTATTTTAGATTTAGATGGTATAAAACCATCACCATCATATTTTGCAACAAATAGAAGTAACACAGATTTTGAATAATGGGTTTAAAACATTTATTAAATACTAATCTATCGTCTTTTTACACAGACAATCCTTTACAAACACAGTTTGCTAATGGAGGATTAGAACTTACTGATACTAATGCTTTAACCCCAGGACCAAGTGAAGAAAGTGCATTTGGAATAGGAATTGTTAAAATCCCAGGTAATATTAAATTTAGAAGTATTGCTCCAAAGGTAGCAGTGGATGGTGCTGTAGGAAAATGGTTCCAAAAAATTGGCATAAAAAAACAAGTTGGAGCCTTAGATACACTTTCTTGGAGTGATGGTTTAAATGGAGCTAAAAGTGATTATCCATTAATGTGGAACAATATGGATCCAATTAATGAACCATTTAAACCACCATTGCAAAGTACAATATTATTCCAAACAACACAAAATTTAATTCATAGTGCTGTAGATGGTGTTAGGGTATCTAAATTTTTTAACCCGTTTAAATTTCTTAACCCTGAAGAAGTACCATTACCTGAAAATCCAAATTGGATTGATAAAATATCAGAAAAACTTAATGAAAATTTTAGTAGTAATTATCTTATATTTAAAGGTATTCAAAAATCATTAGCTTTACAATCTCCATTAATAAATGGAGTTGAAAGAGGATTTAATGTAGCTAATCTTTTACTTACTGCTACTACTCAAGGCATTGGAACTAGATTCCAAACAGCATATAATGCTCCTCTTACTGGAGTAACTGATATTAAATCTATAATAAGACTTGATACACCAACTTATATAAACATAACAAAACAGAACGATTTAAATAAAACAACAACCAACGGAAAAACCAAATATGACCTCCCAGGCTCTAAATTACCTGGATTATATATAAAAAAGATAGCTGGTTTAAATTTAGGTGGTGATGATAAAAATAATATAACTGTAGGTGACGGAGATAGTACAACTTTACTTCGATATTATGGAGGAGCAAACGCACCATTTGGAGCTATTGGTTTTACAACTATTACTAGATGGGAATTTACTAACACTAAAGATATATTAACTGATGGTGCTCTTATTTGGAATGCTTTCACAGACACAGCTGCTAATCCAAACTTACCTTCTTCAGAACAAGCTCCTAGTATTGGTAAAACTGCTAATATTTTAAGTATATCTAGATATACAAGTTTTAATAAAGAAAATCAACCTGGTAGTGGTAATGGTTATGGGATGAGCCAAGGTGGTCCTCAAACATATAATTCATTACCTAAAGATGATAAGTTAAGAGTCAATTTCTTAAAATCTACAGCAAGACAAACTGATTTTATTAATTCTCAAACTAATTATGCGTTAGATGAAAATTATAATAATACAAACTTAATTAAATTTTCTATTGAGATAATAAATAATAATGTTTTAAATAATGCAATCGGAGCGTCAGAGTTTTTATATTTTAGAGCATTTATTGATCAATTCCAAGATTCATATAAACCAAAATGGGACGGATATAGATATGTAGGACGTGCTGATGAATTTTATAGATACAGTGCATTTAATCGAGATATAAATTTAGGATTTACTATAGCTGCTTTCTCTAGAAAAGAAATGACTCCATTGTATAACAAAATTAATAAACTTGTTGGTATAACAGCTCCAGATTACTCTACTGCTGGTCTAATGAGAGGTAATATTATTCGTCTTACAGTAGGAGATTATTTAACATCTGTACCAGGTATATTAACTGGGATATCTTTAACCCCAATATTTGAAGCGGGATGGGATATAAATAGAGATAATGATGGTAATGTATTAACAAGAGGAGCTGTTGGGTATACAGGTCAATTACCTATGGCTATTAAAGTAGAC